CATAACTGTGCGAGACTCAATATCCCCACCAAAACTTCCGTAAGAAATAGTGTACATTGTGTTTATTTTCTGGGCTTCCATATATCTCCTATTTATATAATAAAGGTATATATTAATACTGATCTTATACGAAGTATATAAAAATCTAAAAATATTTAAGGCGTTTTAAGGCGTTGATGTATTAAGTAGGGGTAAAGGGTAGGGTATTTAAATCAAAGGCTTAAAAACGGTCACAAAGGCTTTAATTTATAGAGTCCGTATAAAAAGGTATTTTAAAAACTCTAGTAAATTGATACTTACTAGAACCTGTTTTACTCTTTAACGCTTTTACAACTGACCTAGCTATTTGATCTTTATGTATAGTTAGCCAGTCGTTTAAGTCATCTCCGTGTAGAGCTTCAGGATGTTTTTTATCTAGTTTGAGTAAGAGTCGAGCAGGTGTTCCATCAACCACGTTCGGGTTATAGTAAACCATTTCCCAAATCGTTTCATACTGTGGGTTCATACTTTTTTGATATATCCTAGTTTTATATCATATTTTATATCATTAAGGGTTAGTACGCCCTTGTTAAGCACGTCTTTTATGGTTTTAATTTTATTGTATTGTTTCATACGTTCTTTATTTTTAGCCGACATAGGCATTTTATCAGTTCGTATTAATTTTTGACTAGTGTCGTAAGGATCACGAGCACTAACCTCTTTACAATAATTATTCGGTTTAGGTATTTCTACCTGCGTTCTATAATTTCTTTTCATATCTTCCTCAGTAAAAGGTACTGCTTTTTTCATCAATACTTTATATAAATCAAATTGTCCACATTTAGGTGTATCAAACTTTTTCTTTTTACCTGTGTGAACTTCATACCAACGTTCAGCTTGAGATATTCCTAAAGAAGGAGACATTTTCATAGGGTCGCCTATATAAACACCACCTTGCTCAACTTTGTGCATATCTGTCATACTAAACTTCAAAACCCGACTAGGAAAGTCGGGCTTGAAGTAAACGAAATATATATCGTCAGCTGGGTGCATTATGCAGCCTCAGCGTACTCTATAGCTTTAGTCATAGCTCTAGTTTTTAAACTAGCTCTACCGCCAAACCAAGCGTTGTGCATTGCTGCGTCACGGTCATGACCCCACTTATGGTCTACGACAAAGGTAACAGCATTCATAGCACCCCACCAAGTACCTTTACTTGATTTAAGGTTAGCTCCAGGTTGCTGCTCTAACGCCTCATACACTTTACTAGGGGCACTTTGAAACTCGTCAAGCATACTCGCACGTGCAGCGTAGGCTTTCTCGTTTTTAGTGTTTTCTAGTATTTTCTGCTGCATAGCTAACTTAGGTTGCATTAAGTCGGCTATATAACTAATAACGCTATTTTCATTGTACTGTCGACTACAGAGATATTCTGCTGCTTCTTTGTACTCTTTCATACGGTCACTAGCTAGTCCTAACGCTTGTTCTGCACTCACGATAAGGTCAGCGTCAAACACTTTAGTATGTGGCATTCTAAAATGTGGCTGACTTTTATCAGCTAACGCCATACTCAACGTGTTATTACATACTACCCTAATAGGCGTAAACCTAATCTCGTTAGCTTTACCCCACTCGTGACTTACAGACACAAGCAAGTTACCTAACACCCTATCATCTCCAGGAAGCGTAAAACTGTCATCAATTTCAGCTAGTCCCCAGATTTGTCTACCGTCTTTTAATGAGCCTGCGGTTGACATACTCATATTACCAGCGTCAGTAAACTTCTTAAAGAAGGTAAACGCATCACGGTTTTGGGTTGGTATAAACTTTGGTCCGCAAGGTCCAAAGACTTGGTTATCACTATCTCTTACGAGTAGTGAGTGGTTAGGTGCCATGATAAGGTCTTTCGACTTATCAGAGTCTGCGTGGTCATAAGTAAATATGTCACGTTTACTAACTGACCAATCAAGACCAGCTTGCACTAACATTTCTTCAGGCGTTAAGTTGCCATCAACTTTTACGCCTAGCCCATGCCAGGGTACTTCCCCTGCATAAGCCATTGTTTCTACGGCTGCTGCCATAATATTCTCCCGTTATATTAACCGACATTGGCTAATAACTTACCCTTATATAAGTAAGTAAATTAATATTAGGGTAGATCAACTAATGATAAAAGGATAATCATTAAGTTTTTTAAGACGCTGTTTGAAAAAAATATGTGCAAAAATTTTGATCAAGATTTAATCTTGTACACACCTGCTTGTATCAAGAGATCTCTATTTTGTAAATGTGCGTCAGCGATTTCTTTCTTGCTTTGACCTGTGTATGCGACAGCGTGATGGTTAAGAGTTAGTTGGTTATTCAAATTAACACCATCAGCTATAACAGAACCCAATACTCTACCAAATTTGCCTCGTGAGTCTTTTAGTTTAGTTTGAATGACAATATTTTCTGCGTTCTTTATTTTAGTAGAAAGATATTCTTTGGCGAGTAAGCCACGAGCTTTTTCTTCAAGATCACGAGTCCTGCTTTCAGGTGTGTCAATACCGTAGAGACGGACGCGAGTACGATAAAGAATATCAAAGCCGAGATCCAAAACAACGTCAATAGTGTCGCCATCAACAATTCTTTCGACTTTGCAATTATAGTCATACATTATTTTTTCTTACGAGGTTTGCGTTTTTTCTTCGGCACAGTTTTATAGGCTTCGTTTACGTTTGGTGTGCTAGGGTCATCAGCAACATACCTACCTTTTTTATTTCTAGCTCTAACAGTTTCTGTTTCATGTAGAGGATTTGGTAATTCTACAGAAGACAGGGGTGTGAAAAATTTCAATACTTTTTTAAACCAATTCATTTTTTCTCCTATTGTGCTCTTCTTGAGCTTCTCTTTTTTGTCTAGGAAGGTAATCTTCCCAACACCTTAAAACAATTAACTTTTTTTCACAATCTGTGAAAGTGTTCCAGTCTCTTATTTCTGAAGCAGTTCTACCACAACCTTTACAAGTTCTGGTCATACCATAAGTGACTGTGCACACACCGATACATGGAGAGTTAGCTAACCCTGTTGCTTCATGTAGCCTTGTTTGTAACATCATTTTTACCTTTTATAAGCCGAACGTTTTTATTCCTAAGCCATTCTCGTAAAAGTTTATTCCTTTCTATTGTACTAAGGTTTGTGTCTTGAAGTAAAGTTTTATGTTTTTGAGTATACATGTTATATCCTGCGTAATAATCACCGTTGCCTAACTCATTAAACCTTACAATCTGCCAAGCCCTCTGTTTAGTCATGTTATAGCGTACACCTATTTCTTCAAGAGTGCACTCACTATTGAGTGAAAGCATGAATATTTCAAAATATTTTTTTCGTCTGTCTATTCTTTTACCTACCATTATAAAACTCCTTGTAGTTTTCTACAGCTGTGCCCCAACTATGACCTATCTCTGCGTCCACTTTGTTAGGTACAACTAAAGGAACACAATCTGCCATAATCTGTATAATCTTTTCACAATCTTCAATGCTACTCACTGAGATATCTAGCTCATCATGTATCTGTGTATGGGGTAGAATGCCTTCTTTGTATAATTCAACCATAGCTTTTTTAGTCATATCTGCAGCTGAACCTTGTATTAATCTATTCATAGCTTTGTATGTAAAAGCACGTTTAATATCTTCACCGTATTTTTCTAAAGCATCTGAATGGGGTAAAGGTGTTTCTCTATCAAATCTAGGTTCAAATAAATTAAACCTACACTTACGCCCTAAAACAGTAGTAATAAATCCACGGTTATTACCTAGCCTAGCACACTGATCTCTCAAACCTTTTATAAAAGGTACACGCCTATGAAACGTATCAAATAATATCTCCGCTTCTTGAGGAGAAATATCTAATTGAGATATAAGTTTATCTTTTCCCATGCCATAACTAAGACCAAGATTAATAATCTTAGCTTCTTTACGGCTTATATTAGCCATGTCTGCTACTACTTGATGAAAGTCTGCGTCCTTGTTTTTATAAGCGTCCACTGCGTCTGCTGCACCTTCCTGCTCGGTAATTGAAGCGTAGTGTACGGTTAGTCTAGGCTCTTGTTGAGAGTAGTCAAAAGCACCCCAGTGCATATCTTTTTCAGGCACAAATATACTTCGTATAAGTGGACCAATTTCATCGTGTCTTGCTGGTACTTGTTGTAAGTTAGGGTTGCTACTACTAAACCTACCTGTCACCGTGCCACCACGGTCAGAACGTAGCGGATGAAGTTCTCCATGTATTCTGCCTTTGACGTTGTGTTCTAAAACCATCTTATCTATAAAAGTTGTTCTAGCTTTATTAAGTTTACGTGCTCTTGCTATATCATTAGCTAGTTTATGATCATGAGATTCTAACCAGTCACCGCTAAAAGAAGGTGCATTAGTTTTAGGAGTTCTTGGGTAACTAAGACCTGCCCTGTCAAAAACTATAGCTACTGATTTTGCTGCCCATAAATCTGGAGTGACACCATATTCTTTATGTATACGTTGTAGTATAGAACGTTCTTCACTCATTAACTTTTTACTTACTACTTCAGCTCTATCCATATCAACAGGCACACCTTTCCATCTCATTTCTAGTAGAATAGGAATTAAACTGGTTTCAAGTTCATAAATTTTCTCTACGTTTTCACTCTTTAACCCTTGTTTTAAAATACTCCAAAGTTTTAATGTGAGTGCTGCATCTTGTTCTGCATACTTACCCACATACTTAGCTGGTAGCTTATACATTTCAGACTTAGGATTTATCTTATAGGCTTTTGCTGCTTCTTCAAGTAGTGTCTCATCTTTTACCTCTCCTACATATCTTTGCCCTAATTTATTTAATGAATACCCATATTGATTTTCATCTACTAAAGGTGCAGCAAACATAGTGTCGTGTATTTTACCGCCAACATGAACACCCATTCTTCTAAGCCACCCC